AAGACTATATCTAGTAATACAACAACAGAATTATTAACCCAACCGTTAGTTATGGAAGAAAAAGAGATATTGAAGGTTCAAGCAGCAGATGCTAACGAACTTCATGTTATAGCTTCCATATTAGAAATACAGCCAAGAGAGGTAACAACATAATGATAAATTTAAAACCACAAAGAATAATAGAAGAAATTAAAAACAAGAAAACAGGTGAAAAATACATGACTGAGGAAGAGTGGAAGTCTAAAGGTGTGCCAGAAGAAGACATTCAAAGAGATGTTACAGTGGTAATGCCTAGCCTTGATTTTTTAAGTAAAACAAAATAAACTGATACGATGGCAATAACTAGAACTCAAATAGCAAAACAATTATTAGCAAATGGTGGACGTATAGGGTTTGCAAATGGAGCACAATTTGAGGCTGCTAGAAGAGGAGAGTCTATTTCACCTGGCACAAAAGGTAGACCTGGTCCGGGACCAGATAAAGGACCACAAACAAGAGACGATAATCCATTATTTACACCACCAAAAGAAGAGCAATACGAAGGCACAACTCAAATGGGTGATGTTGGCGTAGTTCCAGTTCCAGGTAAAAAGACACAAAAAAAACTTAAAAAAACACTTAGAGATAAAAATCCAAGTGTTTTTGATCTACTTATTCCGTCAAGAAGAAATCTTTTTAATAGAAGTTTATCATTAATACCTAGATCTAAAGAAAGCATCACCAAACAAAGAAACGCTTATGCACAATATTTAAGAGACATGGGATTAGAGCCCAGTAAAGAATTATTAGACACAAACGATCTTTATTCTTTTTTTGAAACTCAAGCTTTTGATAAAAGTAGTCCTGACTATGAACCTAATCCAGGAGATATAGGTACTTTTAATCCAGAAATAGGTAGAGTAGGTACTAAAGGGGATGCAATTTTAAATTACGGAGATTTTTTATTAAAAGAATTTAACAATCCAGGTGTTGCATACAGCGGAGATATAGCAGCTTATAGAAGAGATATGGGAATAGATGATCGTGGACCGTCGGCGGAGTCTAGTAAAGTAGTAACAGATCCAACTGACCCTACAGATCCAGCCGATCCAAACGCAACAACAGATGTTTTTGCTGGAATCGCTCCAAGATTCGCGGGCTCTATATTTGATTTTGATAAATTAAGAAGACAACTAGAAGAACAGTCAGCAGCGGATGGCGGACGAATAGGTGCTGACGAAGGCGGTATTATGCAAATGGCATCAGCTCCAGATCCTATGGATACAAGAAATGATATGATGCAAAATCTTGCAATAGATAATTTTGGTAAACCTTTAAAAGATTTAACTGAAGATGAAATAATTCAAATAGAAGAAATGATGATGGAGATGGATCAATATGGAAGTAAACCAACATCTAGATCAAATAAAATGATGGCTGACCTAGATATAGATTCAATGATAGATGAAGCTAAAGAACAATTGTCTGAATCAAGATTTGGTAAATCTTATGACGAATTAAACCCTTTAGAACAAGAATTAATTCTAGAAATAATAAGAGGTGTAGGAAAAGATGTATTTGGTAAAAAACAAATGCCAGAATCAGATAGAGTCATGGCTCAAGAAGGTGGGATCATGGACCTTGAAACAGGAAGACAAATGTATTTCTTAGGTAAACTAGTTAAGAAAGCAACAAGAGCTGTTAAGAAAATTGCAAAGTCACCATTAGGTAAAGTTGCAATAGGTGCTGCAGCACTTAAATTTGGTCCTAGTTTTTTTGGAACAGGATCATTCAATCCGTTAAAGGCAATTACAACTACTTTTGGTCCTAAAGGACCAATGAAACAAACAGGATTAAGTGGTTTAGGTAGAATATTAAATAAACTTGGTTTGGCTGATACAGTGGGTGGATTAACTCTTGGTGGTAAGTTTGGTTTAGGAGCACTAACGTTACCATTTTTAAGTGATAAACAAGATGAAGAAGATTTAGATATGGGACCGGAATTAACTATGGAAGAATTACGTGCTATTAGAAATAGTCCATACCGTTACATGGCACCTGCATTTACAGGGAGTAAATATGAGTTTGCTGATGGTGGTCGTATAGGTTACCAAGAAGGATCCAAAGAACCAGTAGCTAAGAAAACTATGCCACTATTAGATATGGACGGCAAAGAAATGGATCTTAGAGATAATGGTGGGTTTGTGCCAATAGGTAGAATGGAAAAAGCAGATGACGTGCCAGCTAGATTATCTAAGAATGAATTTGTATTTACAGCTGATGCTGTTAGAAACGCTGGTGAGGGAGATGTGGACAAAGGCGCAGAAGTTATGTATAACATGATGAAAAACCTCGAATCCGGGGGTCAAGTATCTGAAGAATCGCAAGGATTAGAAGGCGCAAGAGACATGTTTCAAACATCAAAAAGATTAGAGGAAGTTTTATAATGGCCACAGAAACTACAATAACAAGACCAGCACCCTTTGTAGAAACGTTAGGTGAAGATCTAGCACAACAGGTTGTAGCACAAACAGGTGTACCTTTAGTTACAACTGGTATAGGAGGTTTATCAAAACAACCAGGTGAAACAGATGCAGGGTTTCAAGCAAGACAAGATGCTGCAAGAGCATTTACAACAAGACAACAAAATTTAGCAGGACTTGCACCAACAGTTGCAGGTCAAGATGCTTTACAAAAACAAGCACAAGCTTTAGCAACAGGTGCAGCAGGAACAACTGGACTTGCATCATTTCAACCGTTTTTAAATCAAGCACAACAAGAAGCGACATTAGCTGGCGGATTAGGAACACAAGCTTTTGGACAATTAGGGACAGCAGGACAAACTCTATCCGGCATACCGACAGGAGCACAAGCTTTTCAACAAGACGTACAACAATTTATGTCTCCTTTTCAATCACAAGTAATTGATGCATCATTAGCAGAATTTGATCGTAACAAGGCTATACAAGAACAACAAATACGAGATCAACAAACCGCTTTGGGTGCGCTCGGCAGTGGTCGAGCGGGAGTGCAACTCGCTGAGTTTGGCACAGGGGCAGCGAGAGAAAGAGCTTTATTACAAGCTAATCTTTTGCAGCAAGGTTTTCAGCAAGCACAAGGTGCAAGACAACAAGATATTCAAAATAGGTTTGGATTAGGTCAAGCACAAGCAGGACTTGCGGGAGCAACACAAAATTTAGGACAGTTTAGATCTGGATTAGCTGGACAACAAGCAGCTCTTGGACAAGCACAAGAAGGAATTTTAGGAACTAATATTTCACGTTTAGGTTCATTGGGCGCATTGAATCAAGCGCAAGCACAAGCTGTGGATGATGCAAGAAGAGAAGCAGTAAGACAAGCAGCATTCCAACCACAAGAACAATTAGATAGATACGCTGGTCAAGTAGCAGGTATTATGGGTGGTTATCCTGGACAAACAGTAACTTCAAACGTTCCTAACCCTACACCATTACAAACAGCGTTAGGTATCGCTGGAGCAGGAGTTGGTGCGTATCTTGGTGGATTAGGTAGATCAGGAGCAAATATTTTTAAACCAAGTTAATATGAGTAGAACTTTAAAAAGACCAATGTTTAGAATGGGTGGTGCAGCAGACGGCATCACGTCTGGTTTAGATAAACCTAGACAGCAATACAATCAAGCAGGTATGGTGAAAAATCAATTTGAAGCTGATAGACTAGCTCAAAATGCAGCTAAAATGAAAGATGCTGCTATGAGTGTATTTCTGAAAGGTGCTGAGGCTAGAGGGCAATTTGATAATAATGCTTCAAATAATCCAGTCACAAACATGTTTCAAGCAGCAGGAGATACAGCAACGGGTGGTTTAACTAGGGATCAAATAATTGCACAAGCACTTGCTGATTCACAAAAATTTTCTGGCGCTCAACCACAAATGTCTGGTAGAGAAATAGCTGCAAGATTTTTAATACCCTTTGGATTAGATTTTGCTACAAGAACTCCTTCAGGTAATTTATTTTCCACTGCTGCAGCATCAGCAAAAGCACCGGCAGAAGCATTATTTAAAAGTATAGATGATAGAAGGGATGCTAAAACCGAAAGAGAAGCAGATTTATTTTCTGCATTTTTAAGTTCGGGATTACAAGAGAGAAAAGAAGATAAAAAAATTGCAGCTGACAAATTAAAGGAAAGTAGAGAACTTTTAACTTTATATGACAGAACGTTAGAAAGAAATGTAATTGTTAAAGCGGGAGATGTGTATAATAATTTAGATAATTATGGACCTGCAGAGAAAACAAAAGACGGTAGACCTTTTGAAAAAATAGAAGTTGCAAATCAAATTAAACAATTAATGGGAACTGTTTTTGAATTAAAGAACCAAGAAAATTTATCTGAGGAACAACAATTAGAATTAGAACAAGCAGAAACTGTTTTAGATTATTTAAAAGGCAATAAAAATACAAAAATTTTTGCTAGTGAACTTTTAAGAGATCCTAATTTCTTAGCTGACGTTAGAACTGTTGTTAAAAACGTGTTTGAAAAAACAGATAAATACAAAGAATTTCAAAAAGATGGTGTAACTGAACAAGAGGACCTTTTAATTCAAAGAGAATTAGATAAAGCTGTAAAATTTTATTTAGAAACAGGAACTTTTCCACCTGAATACATGGGTGGTGCACAAGCTATGGCTACAGGAGGTAGAGCTGGATATCGAATGGGTGGTGGTGCCGACATGGGTCAGATGCCAACCAATGAGCCTATGCAAAAAATAGACTACGAAACATTAAGAGCAAGATTACCAAGAGAAATTACAGACGATATAGTAAAACTAATAGCATCTAGTCCAGAAGCATTAGAGGACTTTGCAACAATTCAAACACAACAAGACGTAGTCCTATTTAATCAAAAATACGACGTAGAATTAGTAATACCAGCGGAGGCATAATATGGCCGATAACGCACTAGAAAGATATCTCAAAGATAAACAACTTGAGGAACAAACACCTCCAGGTAAAAATAAAAACATTGAAGCTATAAAAGAATCTTTTCAATCTGCTTTAGAG